AGTAATGTGGGATTCATTTAGTTATAATGTATCTGTGACTACCTTTTATGAGATATCAGGCTGCACAATGCAATATACTTCTAGGAGAAAAATTAAAAGAAAAGGTAAATATCTTTTTACCATTGACTGGTGTGCTGGAGATTTTAACGAATTAAATTTTGGCTATTCTGAGAAACCAGATCAACACAAGTGTGGTCATGTTATAGCATTAGAGGATGGTAATTTTGCAATACAACCAAACAACAGATTAAAAATATATGACCCATCAATGGGTATTAATCCACACGAAACTGCAATACATAGATTAGTTGGTACAAGAAAATGGTCGGTAGAAAATTCTGCTAAATGGATAACTGATGAACACGAGAAAGGTTCTTATGATTATGAGCTAAAAAATTTAGCTGAGGATAAATCATTTGAAAATGAATGACTAAAATAATTTTTATAATTTCCATTTTAATTCTTACAGGTTGTGCAAGAGATTTTGATCTTAATCCTTGGACCACTGTTTTACGATACTCAATACAAGGGACTCAGTGAGTTTACAATTATCAATGACATTTAAAAAATCTATGTGGAATACACCTGGAGAGTACAAAGATTTATCTAATGCAAAAGAAATAGCAATTGATTTAGAAACAAGAGATGATGGAATCTCTAACGGTTATGGTGCTGGTTGGGCAACTAACAAGGGTGAGATAGTTGGTTTTGCTGTAGCTGTAGAAGGATGGCAAGGATATTTTCCGTTCGGACATTTAGGTGGTGGTAATATGATTCCAGAACAAGTCAAAGCTTACATGAAAAAAATATGTGCTTTACCTTGTCCAAAAATATTTCATAATGCTCAATACGATGTCGGATGGCTTGAGGCTTCCGGTATAAAAGTAAATGGTGAAATAATAGATACTATGATTGCAGCAGCACTCATAGATGAAAATAGATTTCAATATTCTTTAAACAGTTTGTCATTAGATTATTTAGGTGAAATAAAAGCAGAGACAGATTTAAAAGAAGCAGCGGCAGCTCATGGTGTAGATCCAAAAAAAGATATGTGGATGTTACCCGCAGAACATGTTGGATATTATGCAGAACAAGATGCAAGATTAACATTGTTGTTGTGGCAAAGATTTAAACAAGAATTACAATCTCAAAGTTTAACAACTGTTTGGGAGCTTGAAAAAGATTTAATTCCTATACTTATAAAAATGCGTCAACGAGGGGTAAGAGTAGAAGTGGAGTTAGCTGAACAATTACGTAAACAAATGCAGCACCAAGAAAAAGAATTGTTGTTGGCAATACAAAAATTAACAGGACTAGACATAGACATTTGGGCAGCACGCCAAGTTGCCAGAGCTTTTGATAAGATGAAAATAGATTACCCACGTACTGAAAAAACAAAGGAGCCATCATTTACTCAAAACTGGTTGGTTAATTGTAATCATAAGATTGCTAATTTGATTGTACAGGCTCGTGAAGTAAATAAATTTCATAATACGTTCTTATCTTCTATCATGAAATACCAGGTCAATGGAAGGATACATGCAGAAATAAATCAATTAAGATCAGATCTTGGAGGAACTGTATCCGGTCGGCTGTCTATGAGTAACCCAAATTTACAGCAAGTCCCAGCTAGAAACAAAGACTTTGGTCCTAAGATAAGAAGTTTATTTATACCAGAAGAGGGCCAACAATGGGGTAGTTTTGACTATTCGCAACAAGAACCACGCATGACGGTTCATTATGCAGCTAGCATTGGTGATGGTTATGAAGGATCAAATGAATTAGTTACAGCCTATCAAAACAGTCAGGCAGATTTTCATCAAACAGTTGCTGATCTAGTAGGTATTGAAAGAACACAGGCCAAAACAATTGGACTCGGTTTAATGTATGGCATGGGTAAAAATAAATTATCTTTACAATTAGGGTTGTCTAAAGAAGAAGCTCAAGAATTAATAAGTAAGTATAATAAAAAA